TCATTTGGTACAATATTTGATGCAATTAAACTCGATGATACATTGAAGAAAGTTACTACTCCAGTGATGCTTGTGTTTCCAACAGCAACTCCAGTAGTACCCAATCCAACAATTGAGAATCTTTCACTTGAAACTCCTATTGAATATGATCCCTCAATTTTTGATGATGTCGTAGAAACACCGGTAACATTAACAATATCCAATGATTGGTAATTGTGTGGTGACGCTGATTCTATAATGTACGTTCCTTTTTTATTTGAAGGAATTAATTCAACATTAGATAATTTATTTGTAACAGCACTAATACTATTAACAGTTCTTCCTTTTAATCTAGAGATTCTTCCAGCTGCTCCAAATCCAGTTGCATCTTCATCAGAAAAGTTTAAAGTATCTCCAACTTTATAATTATCACCAGAACTTTTTATTTCTACTTTAGAAATTTTTCCTCTATTTGTAGATAGAATTTTTCCTGTTTGAGATAAATTGTTTGGAGAATATATGTAAGGATAATCAACATTTTCCTCTCTCAAATTATATGAGATTGTATTTCTACACCAATTATTTGATTCAATATCATAATCATCTTGATTAGAAGATGTTTTAAAGTTAAACTCATTTGGAGTAGAATAATATGCATTTCCTAAAACATATGGAAATTGTGGAAGTTTATAATTTTCAAATAATCCAGAAGATTCTACACTATCGGGATTAACCGTAGTAAAATAAGCATATGTTCCATTTGGATATTCTGGTGTTATACAAAATCTTCCATTATTCCTATCAAGATAAGTATCATCATTATTTTCCTGATAAGTAAAATCTTCTACAAAAAATCCTAATGGGAAAGTTGATACTGGCGGACCATCTGTACGAGATGAATTAAGTTTGTAACTGGACTTCATCAATGTAACTAATCCACCATTAGCATTAGAATAACCGTATGGTCCATAAATTGGGTTTCCATCGTAAGCCCAACCAATAATTGGAGAGTGATCAGTAAATTCTGTTTCTAAAGAGTTAACTAATTTTAAATCTGGTTTTCCATATAAAGTGTCTCCGCCCTCAGAAACAGAATAAATCATTTGTCTTAATGATCTCGGTGCATATAATGAGTAGCACTGCAAACCATACTTATCACTCAGAGATCTTTGTAAAACCGTATCGTCATTTTGAATAACATCATTAATATATAATTTTTCAAATAAATTTACTCTCCATTTTTGAATCTGAGGAATGAAAGAAAACTCTTTTTCTACAGGAGACACTTCAATAGTTACATCTCCAGAAACGTACCCTTGCCCCGATTCTATAACCCTTACTTCCCGAAGAGATCCATTTATTAAAATTGGAGTTAAGATACATCCAATTCCAGAACTAGATATTATTTCTAAATCTGGAATAGATGTGTAATTAGATCCAATATTTTCTATGATAACTTCTATGATTCTTCCATCTGAAGAGACAATTGGTTTAACTTGAGCATTTCTGCCAGATACTACAGATACTTCAGGTAATTTATTGAAATTAATAATTTCATTAGTTCCATATCCAGATCCGTGATCGGATAAATGTACCGATGTTAGTTCTCCTCTAAAAATAGGCTGAACTTCAGCTTTGTATGCGCTTGATTCAATTCCTGTAACTGTTGCTATTCCAACAGGACCTTCTACAGTAACAGTTATTGGAGGATAATTAAAAATTTGAGTTCCTGTACCAACACTTGTTAAATCAACATACTGATTTGTTCTATAGAAGAAAGTTTTGTCGGTAGATCTAATTTCAGATAATTTAAATTGATTAGCATCGACTACTGTGACATAATAGTCAGTATTGTCGCTTAGTCCACCAATCGCACTTGTTCCAGCAGAATATCTTAATGTCTCTCCAGATTTATAATCGTGATTTTCTATAGTAATGATATCTGATGAAGTATTAATTCCAGTAGAAACAACACTTCTCTTTTTATTTTCATAACCAGTTCCATTATCAACAATGTTTATTGAATCAATGACAGATTTTTGTGATGCACACTCTAAGGTATGTCTTCCAATACCATGGGAAGATAAAACAACTGTATTAATACCAGCAATAGCTTGACTTAAAGTATCGTGCAACTTAATCGTAGTTGCATCAATAACTTGTGCAAAATATGTAGAATTTGTAGATAATCCACCAACTACTTTTTGACCATTTGGTTTATATACTAACTGCTCACCATTTCTAAGTTTGTGGTAGGTTGAAAATCCAATAGTGGAAATAGTAGCACCTGTAGAAACATTAGCAGAATTTGAATCTGAGAAAAATTCTACAGAATGAGAAATTAATTTTGTATTTACTAATGCTCTAGCATCTTTTCCATTTCCACCTGTTATTGAAACAATAGGAGTATCTGTAAAATCAAATCCTCTATTGAGAATCTGTATTTCTCTTAAACTTCCACTAACAGCAAGAAATCCTGTTGCACCAGAACCAACAGTATCTTCTACTTTTAATATGGGAGGATTAATTATATCAAAACCATTTCCAGGAGAAGTTACCTCAATTTTTTCTAATTTTCCAGTATGAATTAAATCTTTTGATTTATAGTTTAAAATTTCAACACCGTTAATTAAAATTCCAGTGGCTCCTGGTGAAGTTTCAACTCTAGTGCCACTATCAATTGGTGTGTTGATTTCTCTATAAAGTCTTTGCGAATCTATAACTCTACCTTTTGTATCTACAAGTTCTATAGTGTTATCTGTAACTGTAGTTGATGTTGGTACAGATGCAAAATTTGATGTATATAAATTGGCTGGAGATTTGGCTAATTTTATGTTATTATTATCTACTCTAAAAATATAATATACTCCTTCGCCACCAGTATCTCCACCAAACAACGAAGATGAAATAGAACTTTCAACTATATCTTGTCCATCAAGGGTAACGGTTGTTTCAATTTTTTGTGGAGTGTAATATACAGATTCTCCTCCATAAAATCCGTGCTCATTTATGGTTATAGTTTCTCCAAGAAATGTACCGCTAAACGTTCTTGCAGTTTTTGATGCGGTAAATGGTACATCTTTATATGAAGGTAATGAGTTTGATGCAACTAAAATTGAATCTCCATATTGTTTTTTATAAACATTTTGAACATTCGCATGAAATTTGGTAAGATGGGGAAAAGTTGAAGAAGTTACTTTTCTCAGTTTTCTTGACAAAGAATAACTTGATGCAGTATTAATAGTTCCAGTAGTTTTAATTGTTACAACTTTATCAGTAACAATATCAAGAACTTCTGCATCTAAAGATTCATTTCCAGATATACCATCAATAGTTACAGAATCTCCAAGAAATAAGTAATTTTCTTTGTTTAAAGTTAATTTATAAGTTTTTGGTGAAACATTACTAATCAACTCAATTTTATTAATTAAATATTTGACTGGATTATTATACAGCCAGTTTTTAAACTTAAATGTACTATCTTCAATACCAAGAGTTTTTATATTAAATTGATCTCCTGGTTTATAATCAAATATACCATCTTGTTTTGAAAATCCAGATAAAACAGATGTAAGACGAACTTTAATAGGACTATTATTGAGATCATCTGGTTTAACCGAAACAAAATCTTCTGTACTTAAGGTGTTGCCATCAATCAAACTATCTGTAATATTACTACAACCTAAAAATTGAGTTATTGTTTTAGATGTATAAGAAACAATACCTGTTGCGTTTGTAACGGAGTTTGGATATGTTACATAGATTTCACCAGAATTGGGAAATCCTATTGTCGAATCTACATCAATAAAAGTAGATCCAGCAGAAACAGTTCCGATTATATGAGTTTTTGGTGCAACTTTAAAAGCACCAACAGTTGATCCTAAAGATCTAGAATCTCTATTGTATCCATCATCAAAAGAGAGTTTATAAAAAGTTTTTGCAGTTCCCGCATTTACTCTTTCAATGCCGTATATTGAAGTGTATGTTTCATCATTATCACCTTGAAATATAGTTCTACTATCTAATTCGGAAGGATTGCCGACAATGGACTCTACTAAAAAATTAGAAGTTACTAAATTTTTAGCATTTGAAGGTGTGAACAGATAATCTCTTGGTTTTGTTATTTCAACATTTACACCATAGAGAGATTTAAATAAAATCTTATAAGATTCATCTGTTCCTTTACTTGTATAAAAGTCTTTTGACTGCTTTATAAAAACATTTTGATTTAAATTTGAATCAAGAGGTCTATCAGATAATCCTGGTAAAATTTGAAGTTTAGTTTTATTTAAAAATTCTTTTAAGAAAAGGCAACTTAAATTTTCAATAGTCGCACCATCTTTATGTTCAGCAGCAGAGGTTGAATTAAAGACAAGATCCCCTGGATTAGCGTCTGCCTTATATGAAGTTACTCCGACAAATCCTCTAACACATCCAGTAAAAGAGGATGATGTTTTTCCAGTGTAAGTTATTACTTCATCACCTATTCTCAGAAGACCATATGAATCTGGAAAATGATTCGTTCCATCTGGAGACTGTGAAAGATTTACATTTATTGTTGTTTCAAATTCATCAATATCACCACTCAAAACTATTTCATGATTTAAAGTAGTTTGCTCATCAACCTTTACATATTGGTCGATGTTTTGAATTAAATCAATAGGACCACTTTTATATTCTTGACCAATGTAATATTGCTTTAAAAATTCAGAGATAAGAGGGAACTCATTCTCAACATAAGTTGGGAGCTGGTTCTTAACGATGCTGCTAAACTTGATTCTTGTTTCTGCCATTTTTTTCTATATCTCTAAATTAGTAACCGCTTCCTGAACCCGAAGGCGTTGATGAACCACCGCCGCCAGTGGTGCCAGTGGTAGTGGTGGTAGTTGCACCAGCAAAAGAACTATTAGTGGAAGTAGTTGCATTCACTGCGTCAGTTGCCGCAGTAATTGCAATATTTTCAGGACCACCAGCACGAACTAAATTGCCTTCTGCATAAGAAGAAGAAACAATATAGTTTGATGCTGATGGATCGAGTCCCGATGCAATTTCGTCTGATACCATTTCAAACGTACTGTTACTAGTATCTAGTTGCAAATAAAGGTCCTGTAATCCAACAACATCATTTGATAGAGGTGTTGCTTGAATTTCTACGATTTGTTGACCATCTTTTTGCATACCTGCAAGAATATTAATTGCATTAATGGTTATAATACCATTCACATAATCAATGGTCCCTACATTAGATCGTATAATAGTTGGACTTTGAGATCCTATGTTGGGAACAGAGAAGAAAAATAAAGTTCCTGTTTGCCTGTTTGAATTGGGTATATCGCTGATATAAACATTCTCAGCAATTCCAGTAACTCTAAATGCACTAGATTTTATATTGTAACCATCCATGCTCGAAATATAAAATTGATTACCAAATCCAATTTGATATTCCGCAAGAGTATTTGGTACTATTCTCAGATCTCTTCTCATCTTTACGACAGTAATATTTGAAGTTACTGATTCATGACTGTCATCAACTACTTTCAAAAACTTACTGTATTTAAATCGAGCACCATACTTATTTAATTCAGTAGAATCAGCATACTTAGCGGCATTATTAGAAACCACTGTTGAAACTTCGGCAGATGATGGTGCTAGATTTGTATTATAATAAACTCTTGAACTTACCTCAAGGAAAAGATATTTAAGATCTAAAATTTCTGGAACAACACCAGCTACTGCATATTTCTTTAGTTTTAATTTAATATTATCTTTAATTAAATTTGGAAGAAAATCGCCAAACCTAGGTTTAATACTGATAAAAACTTTTCCATATTGTGGAGGGATTAATTCTTCTCCACCAAATACAGAAATAGATTCCGTATCTGGATATATTTTTGAAGGAATTAATGTTTCATAATCGTCTGCAGTTACTGCACGGTTTTGAGTTGAATAAACCTTTGGTGCATATTTTCTAACAGATTCAACTTCTTCAATTGCAGAACCACCTCTAGAGGTGTATTCGGGAGTTAACAGTGATATACCTTCTGTAACTGTGTATTCATTTCCATCTCTTACATATGTCAATCTGCCATTAAAAGCAAATTGAGAGAATCCATTTCCAGAATCTCCGTTAGTTACCAAATAAGTGACTGTAACATAATTTTGATCATCGAGTTTTTTGCCAAAAACTCCATCTCCAAAGAATATTTCATATCTTTCATCTGCTACTTCTTGTAAGTAAAAGATTTTTGAATCAGAACCAACATAGAACAAATTATCCTGTAAAGAATATTTTACCGTTGCTGTAGAGGATGCATTATTCTTAACACCAACTCTAATTAAATCCGTATCAATACCAGAATTTGGCAAAATAAATTTCTGTTGAGGATTTCTAGCACTGTAAGTAAAGTTTTTCTCTACAACTGTTCCTTCATAAATGGGAATTTCGTTAAAAGCAGCAATTCCATTGACCACAGAAACCGTTATATCATCTAAAATACAGAACGAACCACTAGAACCACCAAAGACTCCTCTAGACGCTGCTACAGTCCCTTTACGGAGGGTTATAGAGGCAGGTTTGGGTGTTATGTTAGTTGCATCGACAATAAAAGATATTGCGGATGTTGCTGCTTTTCTTGATCTAGGAGTATATCCAACATTTCTTGCTAATGCAACTACATTTTCTCTTAAAGTTGCAGTATCAATAAAAACTTCGTTTGCTACCATATTAGCATTATACGAAGTAATATACGTATTGTATGCTAATACATCTAAAATAGTTGATAGGTTAGAACCTTCAAAGTCATAGTCCGTAAAATTGGAATTTGACTTTAAATATTCTTTGAGAGTAGTTTTAACGTCCTCAAAGTCTAAATTTGTAAAATTTACTAGTGACATTTTACCTGGTTGGTTGCAATACGAATTCTAATTGTTGTGTTGGAATATCAGCTCCAATAATGTCATATGTAATAACAACGTCGAATGCATTATTATCTAAATCAGCAGTTGCATCTACAGATCGCAATCTAACTCTTGGTTCATACCTATTAATAGATTCTTCAATTTGAGTTTGAATTTCAATTGCAGTTAAATCATCAGCAGTTTCAAAAATAAGTCCAGTAATACGAGATCCAAATCTTGGATTGAAAAATTTCTCTCCAGGATTTGTAAAAACAATATTTTTTACTGATCTTGCGATTGCATTCTCATTTTTCATTGCAATCAGGTCTTTAGTCAGAGGATTAGTCTGAAAAGACATACTAATATCTTTAAATCCTTGACTTATCCTTTCTAAAGGCACAACAATACGGCAATTATGTATTATTTATCAAGGATTCTCAGCATTTTTATTCGTACAATGGTTCAGGATCACTCTCATTAGAAAAAATCTCACTTTCTTGATGAAGTTTTTTCTTTTTTGGTGTTAAATCATCATTTGAGATCTCACGCAGCATCTTTTGATGCTGCTGATTTGCCAAATTATCTAAAAAATCGTGTTCGGTGCTCATATTTTTCCTTTTTTGGTATTTATTGAGGGTCTAAAGGTCGTCCATCTTGGGATTTGTACATATCTTCAGGTTTTTCTTCTTCATTTTTGCGTTCTTTTGCAGTTTTCCAGAAATATTCGTCTTCACGACCCATGCCAAGACGTTCAAAACCATTTTCAACACTGTAATATTGTGTCGA